CTCCTCGCGCAGGACTTCACCGGGATGGACGGGCGGGTGGGGACCGATCTTGCTCACGGGATGTTGGTATCTCGGCATGATACCAAGGTCAACCCGCCGGCCAGGCCGAGAGGCGCACCGTGAAGGCCGATCTCTCCGAGGTCCGGCGTCGTGCTTGGGCGACTAGGCGCGCGAGGTACGGGAAGCGTGGCCATGCCGGTCCCTATCGGCAGACCGCGCTTTGCCCAAACTGCGAGCGCCTTCGCGCGGAAATCGAGACGCTGCGCCAACGGCTTGCTGAGACTGTTACACATGGAACAGCGGGAGATCGTCGGTGACGGGCGCGCCTCGTCCGGTGCTGGAGGATCGGGCCACTGCCAGCGTACTGGCGATGATCGCGGCACACGTCGACAGGCCGTGCCCGACGCGGCGGGAAGTCATGGAGTGGACCGGCGTCCAGCGGCGGCAGGTCTGGCGGTTCCTGGGGAGGCTGCAGGCCCGGGGATTGATCCAGGTCGAGGTCATGGATTCCGGTAGGGCTGGAGCACCACGGCTGCGGCGCATGCGCGTCGCCGGCGGCCAGTGGACCGGCTGGACGGCCCGGTTTCACGACCGTAAGCCGCGGCAACCGAAGTTCATGGCGGTGATGAGTATCGACGATGCCAGCCCTTGAGAACCCCAAGCACGAACGCTTCTGCCAGGAGCTGCTGGTCGACGACAACGCGACGCAGGCTTACATCCGCGCTGGTTACAGCGAGAAGGGGGCCGATGCGAGCGCTGCTCGTTTGCTAGGAAATGCTAGGATCAAGGCCCGCGTCGCCGAACTGCGGGCGGAGCGTGCCCAGCGGGTCCAGATCACCCAGGATGACGTGCTGCTCCGGCTGATCGAGCTGGGCTTCTCGAACATGGGCGACTACGTCCAGGTCCTCGACAGCGGCGATCCCGTGCACGACTTCACCAAGCTGGACCGGTCGAAGTGGGGGGCCGTGCAGGAGTTGACCGTTGACCGGTACAGCGAAGGCCGCGGCGAGGATGCTCGTGAGGTCAAGCGGGTGAAGTTCAAGCTCTACGATCCCCGCGGCGCCGTCGTCGATGTCGGCAAGCATCTCGGCATGTGGCCGAACAGGATCGAGCATACCGGCAAGGATGGCGGCCCGATCGAGGTGGCCGAGCTGACGGAGACCGAACGCGCGGCCAAGGCGACGGCGCTGATCCAGACCGCGCTGAAGCGTGCGGAGGCCGCCAAGAGCGGGGGGAAGGCCAAGAAGCGATGAGCGGCGAAATCGAGCGCATGCGCGAGGTCCTGGCCTTCCTGACACCGGAGGAGCAGGCCGAGCTCGATCAGGTGCTGACCGTTGGCGCGCCGATCTGGCAGCCGCTGCCCGGGCCGCAGACCATGGCGTATGAGAGCCTGGCCGACGTGCTGGGCTATGGCGGTGCTGCCGGCGGCGGCAAATCAGACCTGCTGTGCGGCCTCGCGCTGACGCACCACCGGACCTCAGCCATCTTCCGGCGCGAGGCGACGCAGCTCGAGGGGCTGGTAGAGCGGCTGACCGAGATCCTGGGCTCGGACAAGGGCTACAACGGCCAGCGCAAGATCTGGCGCCTGCCGGAAAAGCGGCTGATCACCTTCGGCTCGACGCCCCATGCCGGCGACGAGCGCAAGCATCAGGGCCGCCCCAAGGACTTCCTCGGCATCGACGAGGCACCGAACTTCCTCGAGCTGCAGGTGCGCTTCCTGATGGGCTGGGTGCGCACCACGATCCCCGGCCAGCGCTGCCGCACCGTGCTGGGCTTCAACCCGCCGACTACGGATGAAGGCCAGTGGGTGCTGCAGTTCTTCGCGCCCTGGCTGATCGAGGAGCATCCCAACCCGGCCGAGCCGGGGGAATTGCGCTGGTTCGCGACCATTGACGGCAAGGATATCGAGGTCGATGCGCGCGAGCCCTTCAAGCATCGGGGCGAGCTGATCACGCCGCTGTCGCGCACCTTCATCCCGAGCCGAATCAGCGACAACCCGTACCTGATGAGCACCGGCTATGCTGCCACGCTGCAGTCCATGCCGGAGCCGCTTCGCTCGCAGATGCTGCGCGGCGACTTCAAGGCCGGCCTGCAGGATGACCCGTGGCAGGTGATCCCGTCGGAGTGGATCAAGGCATCGCAGGCCCGCTGGAAGAAGCGCGAGGCCAAGGGGCCGATGGACAGCATCGGTGTCGATGTCAGCCGTGGCGGGCGGGACAAGACCACGATCGCTCGCCGGCATGGCGCCTGGTTTGACGAGATGATCAGCCATCCCGGCTCCGCCTCGCCGGATGGCCCGACTGTCGCCGGCTATGTCGTCGCGGCCCGTCGCGACCGGGCGGTGGTGCACATCGACGTCATCGGCGTCGGATCGAGCCCCTACGACTTCCTGCGGCAGAATCAGGTGCAGGTCGTCGGCGTCGACAACGCGCGCGGCAGCATGGCCATCTCCCGCGAAGGCGGCCTGCGCTTCGTCAACCAGCGAGCCGAGGTGTGGTGGCGGATGAGGGAATCGCTGGACCCCAACCAGCCGCAAGGGCAGGAGCCGATCGCGCTACCGCCCGACCCGGAGCTGCGGGCTGACCTGGCCTCGGCAAAGTGGCGGTACACGCCGCATGGCATCCTTGTCGAAAGCAAGGAGGACATCATCAAGCGGCTCGGCCGATCGCCGGACAAGGGCGACGCAGCGTGCCTCGCCAACCTCACAACGCCGAAGGTCGATGCCCTGCCCGGCCGCACGCCGGCCATGACGATCAGCGATTACGACGTGCTCGGTCCAAGCCATAGCAGCGGTGGCGGTCGCATCATCGATAGCGACTACGATCCGCTCACGCGCGACTAGGTCATAGAGACCAAGATAGGTTGCGCGCTGGCGGTGGCCGTATGTTCCGGCCACATGTCGACTTACGATCTGTCGGCCGTCAGGGCGGAATGCGAAGCGAAGGGCCTTCAGTGGTCCGACGAATTCGAGCAGGCCGCTTGCGCCGTGTTCCAGAGCGAAGGCTTGTCGCAGCCCGCGGTGGAACGGATCGCGCGCCTGCACCTCGACTACGTGTGCTGGCTGTTCTCGCCGCAGAGCTATGGCTGGCTCGCCCGGCTGGCGCTCGCCTGGCACTTCCTTTTCGGCAAGGGGTTCCGCTGATGGGTATCTTCTCCCCGCCGTCGCAGTCGTATGCGCCGCCGATCAACATCCCGACGCCGGCACCGGCGCCGACGCCGGTCGACAAGGACGTGGTGGACGCAGCCGCGCGCACCAAGGCGCAGCTGGCTGCAGCCGGCGGCTACAGCAGCACCAACTCAACCAGCGGGCAGGGCGACAAAAGCACGGCCCAAGTGCTCGGCAAGACGCTGCTCGGTCAATAGTTCCGCGGGGCACTCAGCCGCCGCGTACGCGTAACAGAGGGGCCAGTCGCCCTTCGTAGAGTGAGTAGAGTTCATGGCGGCTGAGGCAGCCACGGCAGTGAAGACGGCGACCAACAAAGCGGACCAGAAGGATCCGTGGCTGCGGACGTACTTCACCACACGGCTGGCAGCGCTTGACCGCGACCGCACGTCGTACGTGCCGACCTGGCGCGATCTGCAGCAGAACTTCTCGCCCCGCCGCGGTCGCTTCCTGTTCGGGCAGGAGAGCGTCGGCCGCGGCCGCCGGCGCGACCAGCGCGTCATCGACAACACGCCGCTGACGGCCGCCCGCGACATGTCGAGCGGCATGCATTCCGGCATCACGTCGCCGGCCCGGCCTTGGGTGCGCTTCCGGATGCGCGTTGCCAACGACAAGCTGAACAACGACGGCGAGGTGAAGACCTGGCTGGACGAGGTGCAGCGCCGCGTCCTGTACGTCTTCGCCAAATCGAACCTCTACAACGCCCTGCACACGCTGTACGGCGAGCTCGGCGTCTTCGGCACCGGTGTTCTGTGGGTCGATGAGGACGACGAGGATATCGTCCGTGGCTACACCATGACGGTGGGCGAGTATTGGCTGGCCAGCTCCAACCGCCAGATCGTCGACACCATCTACCGCAGCTTCTGGTGGAACGTGCGCCAGATCGTCGACACCTTCGGCCGGGACAACGTCTCGCCAGCGATCCGGGCGAACTACGACAGCGGCCAGCTCGATCTCGAGTACGAGCTGGTCCACGCCATCGAACCGAACCCGAACCACAATCCCCGATCGGCCCGGCTACCGCTGAACAGTGCCTTCCCCTGGGGCGGCACGCTGGCGTGCGAGCTGCCGTTCCGCTCGGTGTGGTTCGAGCGGGCGGCGACCGGCGAGAACGGCCTGCTGCGGGTTTCGGGCTACGAGGAATTCCCGGTGATGGCGCCACGGTGGGCGCTTGCCGGCAATGAGACCTACGGCAGCGACAGCCCGGGCTGGGTGGCGCTGGGCGATGCGCAGCAGCTGCAGGTGTTGCAGCGCCGCAGCATGGAGCTGGTCGACAAGATCTCGAAGCCGCCGATGGTGGCGCACCCGGCGATGCGTGCCGAGCCGATGAGCCAGCTCCCGGGCGGCGTGACCTTCGATCCCGACGTGATCGGCAAGGGCTACCGCGCCGCCTATGAAATCAAGCCGGAGGCGGTGGCGGCCGTCGACAAGAAGATTGAGGAGACCGGCGAGCGCGTGAAGAAGGCGTTCTATGCCGACCTGTGGCTGATGATGACGGAAGACGAGCGCCGTCAGCCTGCCACCGCTCGCGAGGTCGATGAGCGCCACGAGGAGAAGATGCTGATGCTCGGGCCGGTGCTCGAGCGCCTGCACGACGAGCTCCTCGAGCCGCTGGTGACCCGCGTCTACAACATCATGGTCCGCAACGGCCTCCTGCCGCCGATGCCGGCCGCCATCCGCGGCGCGCACGTCCAGATCGAATTCATCTCGATGCTGGCTCTTGCCCAGAAGGCGCTGACGACCGGCCCGATCGAGCGGTTGTGGCAGTTCGGCTCGGAGATCGGCGCGGTGAAGCCCGAGGCGCTGGACCGCCTCGACCCCGACGGCACCCTGGACAACTACGCGGACTTCATCGGCGCGCCGGCCGACACGCTGGTGGATCTGAAGACGGCCAAGGCCCTGCGCGCGCAACGCGCCCAGCAGCAGCAACAGCAGACCAGCATGGAAGCGCTCGGCCAGTTCGCCAACGCGGCCAAGGTCGCGAGCGGCATCGACGTCGGCGGCGGCCGCAACGCCGTCCAGGCCATGGTTGGAGGTGGGGCGTGATCAACAATCCGCAGCACGTCAAGGAATTGCGAGAGGCGGTGCACGCCGCGATCACCGATTGGGGCAAGTCCCGCAACCTCGGTCCCGGCGACCTGGCGGCGCGCGACGCCGTCACGGCGATCGCCATGGTGCTGCGCGACTTCGTGCAGAGCGCTCCCGATGCGGCGACCCGTGGCCAGCTGGTGCGCGAGATCGTGACCGCGCTCAGCGAGCAGCAGCGCAGTTCGCTCATCATGCCGGTCACGGCGCCGCTTGTAGGCCACGCATGACCAATGATCGCCAGAAGGCCAAGGACCTCGCCGCCCAGATCCTGCGCGACTCGCGGGACCTCGAATGGCTGCACCCGCTGGCGCGCGAATTCCAGAAGCTGGCCGCGCGCGATGAGCATCCGATGTTCAAGCTCGACCCCGAGACCGGGAAGATGGAGCGGGTGCCGGAATGAACGAGCCGCTCGACCTCGGCAATCAGCGCCACGTCGACAAGCGCAACAAGGGCTTGAAGACCGCCCAGGCGCGTCTCGACGACGGCTTCCGCTGGCTCATGTCGGACGAGCGCGGCCGTCGATTTGTTGCCAAGCAGCTCCGCGAATCCGAGGCGCTTGCGCCGCACGTGCAGCCATCGCCGGATCGCGCGCTGTTCAAGGAAGGCCTGCGCGCGCACGGCCTGGCGCTCATTCAGGACATCACGCGGATATGCCCACAGCACTTGGCGACGGTGATCGCGCTGTCGCAGGCCGCACCGGAAGGAGAGGATCATGACGACGGAAAGTAACGGCGCGCCTGCCGCTGGCGCTGCTCCTGCTGCTGCGGCTCCGGCGGCCGGCGCCGCACCTGCGGCCGCACCGGCCATCGTTCCCGCGCTCGAAACGCCGTCGCTTCTCGGCACGCCGCCGGCGAAGGATGAGGCCGCTCCGATCAGCGGCGAACCCGCGAAGGTCGAGATGCCGGCCGGCTTCGAGGGTGGTGCCGACGCGTGGGCAAAGCTCGACGACGCCGGCAAGGCGACGGCCGTCACGGCCGCGACCGAGAAGGGAAAGGCGGAATCGGCGGCTCGCCTCGACGTCTGGAGCAAGGCCGAAGGCAAGGATGCCAAGCTCGCGGCCTGGAAGGCGCTCTCGCCGGACGAGCAGAAGGCGCAGTGGAAGGACATGCCCGACGCGGTGAAGACCGAGCTCGGCATCACCGACCCGTCGCGTCCCACCTACACCGAGTTCACTCTGCCCGAGGGCCTGAAGGCGGATGCCGAATCGCTCAAGCCGGCGATCGACCTGTTCGCCGATGCCGGGCTGACCCAGGAACAGGCCCAGAAATTTGTAGACCTTGCAGCGTCGCGCGAGCTGGCGGCCGTCAATGCGCCCCTCAAAGCGTACGTCGACCTGCAGAACGGTTGGTTGTCGGAAATCCAGAAGGATCCCGATGTCGGCGGCGACAAGTTCAAGGCCTCCATGGCCGCGGCTGGCCGCGCGATCGATCGTCTGGGCGGCGACGACCTTCGAGAGGCGATGAACCTGACGGGTGCCGGGAACAATCCCCGCATCTTCAAGGCCTTCGTCACCCTCGGGCAGTGGCTGAGCGAGGACAAGTTCCGGCCTGGCAATCCGCCCGCCGGCAACACCCAGAAGACGGCTGCCGATCGCATGTATCCCGACCTCCCGTCGGGGTCCTGATCAACCCACTG